ACTTCACGATTAATCTGACAGTAGTTGCTCAGTCGTGTTCGTGCTACAGCAATATTAGCTGAATTAGAGAATGCCGCTCCTTCAGCAACCCTTGAAGCATTTGCAGTACCAAGAGTATCAGTAAGCCATTCATGCGTTGTCGCCATAGCTTTAGATTTCTTGAAACCACTCAACATGGGGGTTTCTGTTGGAGAGATATTCACAATTATATCAAGCAAGTCCTCACGCATACCACCGCCGCCAGTACCTGCCGCTTCCGTATATGTCTCAAATAGAGCCATAACCTTATATCTCCACTATTAAATTAGTTACGGCCTCCAACTATGCCCACGCTTTTGTAACAAAGACGCAAAATCATCAACACCAGAACCACGAAGATTGTTTGCTGACTGCCTAAAACTAGGCTGTCTCTTCTGGCTTGGGTTAGATTGCGGTGTAACATTACCTGCCATCGGGGCAGGTTCTTGGCGTGGTGCAGGTCGATTGCCAAGTAACTGTTGGTATTTGTTTGCATCAACCATTAATTGACTTAGCTCAGCAGCGATTACCATGTCCTGTGGATGATTTTTAAAATTTGGGCCAATGATACTTTCCAACATTGGATATGCTTTTGATTTAAGCGTTTGGTAGTACTCACTTTTAGGATCATTAACAAAATTATAATTATCCTTGACAAATTGATCTGACTGTTCACGCATCTGTTTTTGCTGTTGCACAATTTGTTGTGCTTGAGCTTGAGATTGAGCTACAGTTTGTTTCTTTGTCTGCAAGTCCTGTCGCTTTTGCATATGTTGTGCGACTTCCGCCGCAGTAAAAGTGTCGCCCTCGTCCCGCAACTGTTGATCCATTGCGGCGATTTGACTGTCCACTTCATTGACATCACCATCAGGGGGTACATAAGAAGTTTGAAGGTTTTGATATTCCTGTGCCATTTTTTGTAGCTCACCAATTTGCTGCTCTCTAGCCGCCACAACTGATTCAAGCTCTGAAATGGTTTGGTCTTTCCCTTCTAACTTCTGTTGCTCCTGTTGCTTCATCTTGCTGATACGTTTTTGCATACTCTCGGTTAGCCCATCCTCACCCTGAGTCTGTGGCCCTACCCCACGTTCACTAGCTATTCGGTCGAACTCCTCTGCAGGAGCCATATCAGACCAGTCTAGTTGCCCGGGAGATACTTCGTCATTGAGTGGTAAACTATGTCCCATCTCAGATGCATCATTCTCGACAGTATCCATACTAACTTCTGGTGTTTCCTGTGCAGGAGCCGAATCCTGCTCGGTAGCTACGATTGTTTTTTCATTAACAATCCTCTTTCCGTCTTCTGGCATTTGTTTACTCCTATTTATTCTGTCCCATAATTACAGGGGGACGAAGCCTGTGTCGCCTATTGGCAACTATATTCATAAGCCCGTTCAAGTTAGCTAACTTTTTTAATGCTGATACTTCACTTTGAACTCGTATGAAATCTTCATGTGTTACGCAAGAATCTAATCTTTCGTAACACTTAATTAATGCGTCTTCTACTTCATCCCTGACCTCTTCCCATTGTGAAGTGGAAAGAAGACCAGAAAGTTTTTTAAGGTGTCGATCTTTTTCTTCTGGCGATTTATTAATCCTTATATATTTATTAAGCATTTACATAGGTTGATTAGTTTGTTGTGGCATTGGAGCCTGTTGAGGGGCTTGTCCACCGCCACCCATCAAACCTTGTAACGCAGGAGCTAATTGTTGAAGTAACCCCTGTAAATCAAAACCACCTTGTCCACCTTGTGTCGGCATAGCAGGCGAGGGTTGCCCAGCGGGTTGAGTTTGAGGAGGCTCTATCAACCCTGCCTGCATAGCCAGTCCATCTATCTGTTGTTTTAATGCCATCAATATATTAGGATCAGCCGTAGCCTTTCTTAATACTGCCTCTGTCTCAGGAACCGAAATTTCATCTGCCATCCTAGAGCCAGACTTACGCATGAACTCCTTGATTAAGGGAGAAACATTAACGTATTCAGGGCCAGCCCTTAGTGCCAACTCTAACTGCTGTTGTATTTCACTTAACTGCATCAACCTGTTTGTATTGACAGAGTTAGCAGATATATCTATATCAAATTGTCCTTGTATTTCTTTAGCAGTAACCTTACGCATAGTTGACTTAGCTCCCTCAACTATACGAAACAACATTTCATCTTTACCAAACTGTTGTATTAACTGTAACGTCTGCAACACAGCTTCGTTCAAACCAATAGCAACATTGCGTAGCATCATCTCTAATCTTTGATTGCCTTCATTAACTATCGCACTTACACCAGTAGCCGTTTTGTTTTGAATTGCCGTTGCGTCATTTCCGATTGCAAAATCTGAGACACCAATACGATCCTGTATAAGTCTGCGGACAAGCTCTTCTTCTCTAAAGGAAGAGAACTTAACATCTCCTGTCTGTAAGATACCGATTTGGTTCGGCCCTGCAGGGAATCCCATGCCCGGTCCGGGACGGTGTATCTCTGGGTCAACGTCCGAATTAGGGTCATACCAGAACATAACTGCATTGGTAATGGTTCCATTATCTATTCTCTGGTTATGTATATCGTTTAATTCTTGTTGCAGATCAGTAATAATCTCTGGTACACCCTGAGATTCAAACCTTCCGGGTACTGGAAACATCTTAATTTCCGCAAATGGTTTCTTGCCATGCAGTAAATCAGATTCTCGGACGGATAGAAGTACATTTTGTTTAGGACTAAACGTAGCAATAACATCTTCCATACGCCCGTCATTATCTATATCGTATTTACCATGCCATTCTATTAGTTCTATCTCAGATAATTTTTCATCAGCTTCTTGCTGTACGCTTTCATATCCCTCTTCCAATGTTTGCACATCTCTTAACATGCTTTCGCCATGTGAAGAAATCATGGAAGCATCTTCGTTATTATTAGATGGATTTAAAAATTCAACATTAGAATATACCCCTGCGTCTTGGGCTTTTAGTAGATCATCGTAATCCATTCTAAATCTATGCCCAACATAAGGAGAACTCTTTATGTCAATAGCTCTAGGATGAAATATAAAATCTTCTATAGGAATAAATACCCAATCAGGATTATCGTATACAACTTCTTCACGTTCTATTTTTAGAAATGGACGTTTATCCCAATCATGATTATCAGCAAGAAAAGCCATCTGGTCTAAAAACTCTATGGTATTTACACTTGAGTCACCCATCTGTATTTTTTCTTGGTACAACATTATTTCGTCTTCTACTTGTTCTCTGGATAATTTTCTAGTAGTCTTACGAGTTTCTTTTTTCCAGATTATCTTCATTACACCACGCCCATAAATAAAAGATTCTCTTATCCAATCTTGAACTTTTGGGTAGACACCAACACGCTTGGTTAAAACAAAATCAAGCATATGTTCTACATCGTATGCCTTATCATGATCTGAGACAGAAGAAGTGTGAGGGGAATCGTTCCCCCCACCGGGCATAACCTCCTGCGGAGCAGGTTGGCTCACCCCTCTAGCCGTTACAAACGGCTGTGTTCCGAAAATAGGATTAATCATTCTACTAACCAAGGTATCTATGATTATCCCAGTAATAGGTATATGAAGATTAGAACAACCCTCCCAAGGAAAATTCTTTTGTTTTACAATACCCTTGTATTGTTTGTACCAAGTCTCTAGTTTCTCTTGCCAATCACTTCTAGCATCCACAGAATTTTGCACAGACTCTTGCAAAAAATTTAATAAATGAGAAACATCAACACGGTCATCTACAGCGTCAGGCATTGGTTCTTTATATTTATTTACCTTGTCGCCAGAAGGAAGTTTTGTTTCTTGCTTTGCAGGAACAGAGTATTGATTAGAAGTTTCCTTCTTTTCATCTTCTGACCTAACAGGGGTTCCACCTGATATTTGGTTTTTAGAAAGCTCTGCCATTAATACTTGATTCTCCTTCCAGTAAGCTCATCAAATTTCTCTTTCAATTTCTTTACAGCTTTCCCAGCTTTTTTTCTTAACGGCCCTCTATTAATATCTATTTTTTTAGCAGTATTTTTTTTCTTTCGTTCCCTACTAGCCTTGGCGGCTTCTCTTTTCTTTTTTTCCTCTTTACTTATGCCTGCCCACTTACCTTTACTACCTTTCATTTTGCGTTTTCTCCAAAAAAAAAGGCTGACACGCAAAGACATAATGTCTTGCATATCAGCCGTCTATTTGTTAGGTAGGCTAAAATCTATAAATTTCTTGTTACTTCTTTAATCTCAACTTTCATCAGATTACCTTCCGAAAAGTGAATTGTTATACTGCCGTTGAAGTAAGATTCCATTAGAGACTTTAACTTGTTGATTAGCTTATCAAAGTTTATACTCATATGATAGTTAAAAGCACATTTTTAAAAGGTTGTCAAGTAAGAAATGTCTGTCAATCAGCAAAAGACAGACATCTTATTGTTTTTATCATTGCTTTCGGAATTTTAATCCTTTCCCCTACCACTTTTCCGGGCGGTATATCGCCATGCATTACAAATACCAAGGACTCTTTATCACGTTTCGCATACCATCCCATGAATCTAACCGTAGGAGGGTCTTTAAGAAAGTCGTCCGTATCATCCTCAGCCCAATCATTACGAATCAGGGTGTCATTCCACTCTACATAGTACATCCCACCCCTTTTTAATCTTGGTATTTTCATGACATACTAAAGGGGAAGCATGTTTCATGCCTGTTTTTACGCTTTTTCCCGTCAACTATGAAGTCCCATACTACCCAGAAAATAACTTCACCGTCTTCTTTTACTATCTTTCTTACTTTTATTTCTATTTTCTTTGGCAGCATGTTTGAAAACCTTGGTGCAGTTATTAATAAATACTGTCATGGAACTCGTACCCTTTGCCCAGTTCGCCCACTTCGACAGCCATTGCAAATTCGAAATTTTTTTTAAAAGATGGGGGTATTTAGAGGTAGGTTTGATATGGTCAAGACTCATATTCACCCCTGCCTTTAAGACATCCCCAGTTAATGGACAAATATAATTCTGTTTTTCCGCTATTTTTTTTATATCCTCAGTCAGACTAACATCTTCAAGCGTTCTGCTGGCTGACTGCCTAAAGAAATGATCTGGGCAGAATGTCGCACCCTTCTCAGTCTTATTAGAACATCCAGCACACAGACAAGTTCCTGTCTTCTTGGATATTTTCTTCTGCTTCTTGTATCTCTCGCTATGGTAAATCTTAAGACAATGCCTACATGTATGCCTTAAACCATCTCTCGTGTGCCTCGCCTTGTGGAAATCCTTTACAGGAACAAGCTTCTTACACTTGCCACAAAACTTCTCAGCCTCGCTCTCATCCTCGACACCTTCCATGAAATGCACCAAAGATAATACTTTACGCTAATATAATAACCTAATCTTTTCAGACAACCCATTACTCAAAAATCAGGCATTTTATACGCAATCTCTTGGATGCTTTCAGTAAGCTCACGCAATGCTATGACTACTTCCGTCTGAACCTTCAACGTATCCTTGTTTACATTCAAGGAATCATTGAGAAGTCTCAACAGTATCTCTTCATTCTCTAAAACTATCTTTGTCTTATCTGTCGGGTATCCCACGGCTTCGGCTCCACGTCTTCCCCATTCCAACAAGGGGGTGACAGAATCGCCCTAACATTAAGGTGCAAATTCTCTATTGATCCATTATTGTGAATTACAACATCAGCTTCAATATCGGTTTGCTCCGTTTCAGAAACATGACCATTGTTCAAATAGTTAGGTCTTTTCACTCTCCAAATTTCACCACCTAACCTTCTTACAAGATTAGCTTCATTGAGATACCTTAAATCTTCTGCTACTACATAAGAGAAGTCTTCCACATACCTCTCCCAACTGTCCAACCAGATGTTCTTGTTAACTAAATCCCGACCCCATTCCGTCCCCAAAGTCTGCATTACCTGTCTCGGTGTCTGCCCACCTAATATCTCTTGCGGTGTCTCTTTGAATCTACCCTCAGTCATCTCCTCAGTCATACCGGGTATCTGCAATAACATCCGCTTTAAAGTTCGACTAAATTTTACCCTCGCAAAAGGTATATGCTTACTCTCTTGTTGACTTAAATACTTGGCAACAGTTGACTTACCTGATCCTGCTGCTCCTGTTAACGCTATTAACTTTATCATTTTTCATTTCCTTTTTCAAATTGCGAGGCGTAGCCGAGCAATCATCCCGTTAGGGATGCGTTAGCATTTAGTAAACTGAATTGAAGTAATTTAGACGTACAAGTGCCACACAGTAGGGTTTATCTTTTTCTCATTAGCCACCGCCCTTACGGTTCTAACTGAAGGCTTGTCGGGGATTGTCGGCACTTTCGCTTCTACTCCGCAACAAGTTTGGCTTGGCTCATCACCAGAAGCCCTGTCT